GAGTAATCATTATGCCTAGCATGAATACCTGAAGCACTGTCAACTAATTGACTAACTGTACCACTAGGTTTGACACAAGTTATAGCAGTTGACTGTGGTATGCCTAAATCTTTAGCAACTTTTTTATTAGTCTCTACTGCCACGTGTCTTAGTTGTTCTAACACACTTTCTAACTCGTAGTATGTATTATTAAGAACAGGACAATCTAATATACCTGTCAAAGACACACCTAATAATCTTTCTTCTTCTGTGTTATCTTTCCATACTTTACGTAGATATTTAAAGTTTGTGAGAGTAGATTGGAATGTACCAAGAATAGTTGCAATGCGAACTTTTTCTTTTAGTGTATCCACTGTGTCTGTTACTCGTGCTACAACTTCTGTAAGATTACAAAACTGATAAGGTCTAAGTATAATTTCACTACATGGATTACAACCAAATTGAATATAATCTTCAGGCTCTACAGGATTTTCTTTTTCAGAAGACTTACGTCTACCATTCTCTTCTACCTTACGTATAGCAGACTTTCTATTAAATATACCTCTTTCTCCTGAATGAGATTCATAAAGTGCTAACCATTCTCTCATAAATGTACCCATAGTAGGTTTACCTTTATAGGCTACAGAGTTATTAGCTAATGACCTTTGTCCTTCATTATCCCACCATTTACCTGACTTAGCATGTCGCATTTGGTCATCACCTAAGTTAGATAGCGATATAAGAGCAGAACGTCTTACTCCACCTACAACTACAACCTCACCAATCTTACACATAATATCGTGACATTCTATAGGATATAGTCTTCTGCCTTTTGCTTGTTTAAACTTGCTTATACAAAACTTAAATAAATCTACTAGCGGTGCAGGTCCTGATGCTCTACCACCAAACGTTTTTAGTCTAGCACCTGCAGGTCTAACTTCTGATATATCCCATGTAGGTATCTGTCCTACATAAAGCATAGCGATTAGTTCACGTAAAGCTTTAGACCAACCGGGTCTGCTATCGCCTACTTTTATGATAGTAGATGAGTTCTCAAAGTGTTCATTAACTACAGGTAACTTGTCTACGTTCTCTCTTTCGACAGAGAAGCCAACACCTGTGCCACACATAAGTATATACATACACTCATCAAAACTACGTGGACTATCAACAGGTATATAGCTACAGTTATATCCTGCTACATGACATCTATCTAGGGCAGGTCCTGCTGTCATCAAAGCTCTCATACTAGGCATAACACCTAGGCTAATTATTTGCTCTGTTATCTTTTCTTTTAGAGCTTTTGTAATTGTATATGAGTGATTAGTTTTTAGATGTTTATACATGTTATCAAAATATCTATCTACTGTTTCTCCCCAATTCTCTCTTCTTTGTTCATCTTCTTTCCATCTTGCATAGCGAGAGAGTGCTATAAAATTTTGATAGTCAGTTGGCAAATAGTTACTAATCATTTTTATTCTCCTGTATAGTTCTCATGTTCTTTATTTTAACCCCACCTATATCATATATAAATTCGGTTATACTTGTTTCTATTTCTTCAGCTACATTCTCATCAGCAGGTATAGGATATTCATCCTCATCCACATCTAATGTTAACATTACCTTAACTCTTATCATCTTCAATCACATTGATTAATTTAGTAAGATACCATTGTGCTTTCTTTAAATCTTCTCCACCATTTTTATACCTGTATCTCCAAAGGTATTTCATTATATTTCCTTGTAAGTAATACTCAAACCCATCATCTGTCATAGCTTTGATAGCTTCTATTGTTTCTATCCCTGCTTTGTTGTAGTGAGGTGGATGATTAACCATATCTTCCATTTCAACATTATCAGATTGTTCCATTGCTTGTTTTGCTTTCATTCTCATGTACTCCATATGTCTCATCAATGTTTTGTCTCAGGTCTAAAATTAATTCTAATTACATTATCCTCTATCTTTTCAATTTTGGATTTATTAGTTATATCATGTGTGTAATCTTTGTCAAGTTCATTTATCACATAATTATTCATAGTGTCTCTAAGTTTAATATCTTTGTCCATAAGAGGTATTACAGATGAAATCATTTTACATATATGCATTACTTGGTAATAATCTTCGTCACACAAATCATTCTTAGGTGAAGTTATAATTACAACGTCTATTTCCCCTGTCCAATTCTTACTGGGGTTAAGTAAGGGTCTTACTCTAATAGTAAAATCTTCAGGTCTTGGTTTAAATTCATCCATCTATTTTCTCCTTTTTACTTTTGTACCACTAAACTTTATAAAGTTAGGGTGTTTGTTTTTTCCTTTTTCTTTGAGCCAATCTTCAGGTATTATTCTGTCGTAGTATCTAAATCCATATTTATCACACCACTGTCCATATGATGACTTTGCTCCCTTTCTTAGTTTGCTTCTACTGTTAGTAAATACAAATCTAATATCTAAATGGGGATGTTGTCTTTGTATTGCTAAATGTTTACGTCTATCTACAGCTAAGAACCTTCCTTTAGTTTCTATAATTATACCATTCCTTAAAATAAAGTCAGGGGTATAGGTGCGATAAGTTAGGTCTTCCCATTCTATCTTAATACTTTCATACTCGTACTTGTACTTTATAGTATCAAGAGCAATAGAAATCTTAAACTCTAACCCACTCCTATACCCATGCTTTATAGCATCTCTACGTGCTTGATGGGGAGACACTTAGAAGTTTCGCCACGTGATACCTGTAAAAGGACTATAAGAAGCACTATAACCTAAGTTCTTCAACTCCTCTTTCACAGCTTCATCAGCTACCTTTCTTGCTTCCATAGCATCACGCAAACCTGCTGTACGCATTTCACGATACTGCTTTTTTGCTTCTGCTAATTGTTTCTCCATCTCTTCGATGTCTGACTTTAATTCATCTAAAGTTTTACTCATGTTACTTATCCTTTCATTTCAACATAAGCTACAGTCTTAGGTGACTTTGCTTGAGACATAACTGCAGGGAGTTCTTTCAAACCTTTCCAACAGTCAAACCTGTAAGAACAAAATGTACAATGCTTACTAAGAATTTTGTTACCTGTTTCTTTACCACGAAATGTTTCCATCTCAGACTCAAAACATCTCTTAAAAACATTGTTGTTTACTTGCTCAACAGTGTTATTAATATAATTAATCTCCTCATCAATGTCAAGACCTTTCGCAGGAACATATTTAAAGTCACCATTAGCTTTATTAACTACCCACCAACCACCTGCTTTTTTGCCTGATGCTTTAGCATATCCTGCAAGTTGTGCAACATAACCAAAACCATCCATAGCTTTTAGTGTGTCAAAAGAATCAAACTTATTATTATAAGACCATTGTGAAGAGGATTTAATATCATCAACACTGTCATTAATAACAATATCATATGTTCCTTCGATTTCTGCATCAGGTAGTCGTAGAGTAACCTTCTCTGCATCTTCATACTTTACTCCTGCTTCTTTTAACAATCCCTTGAAGACAGCTTCAACGATGTCTCCAAGCATCATGTTCATAACAAATGTAGTAGAACGAGGTAATGCAACTTCAGGTTTATTTTTATCGTACCACAACTGACAGGATGGTCTGCCTATATTAGACATACGCAATCTAAACTTATCTCTAGACTGACCACTGCCAAATTGTCTTTTAACAGCATCCATTACATCCTTACCAACTTGTGCAATAGTCTTATCTGAAAAGGTACTCTTTCCATTTGAAGCATCTTCCATAAATTGATGTAAGGCTAACTCTGCAGGATGTTGCATTAGGCTACATCCTCTTCTATTTCTATATCAACAAAGTCATCAGTAGTGTCCATATCTTCTTCTGATACACCACTATTAACTTTCTCCTGCCATGCATTTGCAATGTAGGTATTATAGTTATCTATCCAAAGCATAAAGTCGGAAAACATAGCTTGGTCAGATTCTGTTATAGGCACTATATTAGTTATATCAAGAGATACTAAAGGTAAGTAAAATACATTACCACTAGGTAACTTTCTCTCTTGAGTATTAGCAGTAATCAAATGCTGTATAGGCAGTCTCTTGTGTTTTGCTAAGTCTACAAAAGGTTTACCTACATCTTTAAATGCATCACGATTATCTATCTCCCAAATAAAAGGAGATGTCTCTACAGTAACATCTTCTCCTTTGTCATTGACAGGAGAAAGCATATCTACAGTTCCTAGTATAACACGAACTCTTTTTATCTGCTTTATAAGTTCTTGTGTCTTCTCAGGTAATGCTTTGAAGTCCTCTATGTAACCTGCAGGTTTGCCACAGTTAAGAGTACCCTTATTATCTTTCAAATCTATATTAAGATTATCTGCCATTATAGTCTTAACATACTCATTAGGTTGGTCATTGAAACCCTTAATGAATCTCTTATACATAAATCTTTGTAAGAAAGGTCTTATCTTAATAGACTTAGAATAGTAAGTAGCAGTATCAGGTATGTCCAATTTATATGTACCACCTTCTACAACTTCCATGTTAACTGTCTTACCATTAACCTCTGCTTCACCCATAATAGCTGAATGATTTATTTTAAGTCTAGGTAGTGTGCTACTCTTCTGCTTATTAGAAGCACCCTCATTTGCGATACCCATTGCTTTAGCCATTGCTGCATAATTATTGGTATCAATAGTCGTTAGTTCTGTCATATTTATTCTCCTTTTTTCTAAAGTGTATAAGTTATATCAGCTTACATCTTTCGTGTCAAGCCAATTATCTCCTATTTTTGATTCTAATAATAAAGGTACATTAAATTCTATACCCCACTTATTATTAACTAAACTAGGTAGATTCCTATTAGTTGTATTGATTGCTTCCAAGACTGCTCTTTCTTCATCAGGATGCACATCAATTACAATACTGTCGTGTACTGTATTTACCACACAACTCTTCATAGTGTCAAGCAATTTATCTATATAAAGTAAAGCCAAAGGAACTATATCTGCAGTAGCAAAAGATTGAACAGGATAATTTTTTATCTGTGTAAAGTTAGATATCCTTCCATGTTTATTCTTGTATATATTAGGGAAGGCAAACTCCCTGCCTGATGGTGTCTTTATAGTCTTACTATTCATAGCTTCTTTAGCCAATCTGGAGTGCCATAGTGCGACCCCTTCGTACTTTTTCGTGAACTGTTCATAATATTTTGCTTCAGCAGACGTTCTCCCAAAGCCTGTTGCTCCATAGAGGGGTGCAAAGGTATGAGCCTTGGCTTCTTGCCTAGTAGTCTTCTGACCTGATTCCGTAATGACAGAAGCAGTGTATGCATGTACATCAAATCCATCTTCAATCTCCTTCATAGCTGTTTTGTCTTGTGATAAGTAAGCGGCAGTACGAAACTCTAACTGTGCAAAGTCAGCTTCAAGTATCTTACCACCTTCCCAACGTGATACAAAAACTCTCTTAACAGGGAATGTACCACCTCTAGGCATGTTCTGCATATTAGGGTCAGCACCACTGAATCTTCCTGTGGCTGTCCTATGTTGCAATAGTCTTACATGCAACTTCCTATCTTTCTTTGTATGTATTTTTATACCCTCAACAAAAGAAGATAGATATGTTTCTACTGCACTAAGTCTTCTAACCTTAGATAGAAAGTCTACAGCATCTGTCATACTTTTACCACGAGCTGCCCTCTCTAAAGTTTCTAAGTTCTGCTTAGATGTAGAGAAACCATTAGCACTTGCCCACTTAGGACTAGGGGGTCTGAATCGTAAACCTGCAGGTTCATCTGTCTTTTGAAATATATAACCTGCTCCATCACAGGCTTTACACTTACTAGGATTGGCATATGGATTCCCATCTACTTTCATTCTAAATATCTCGCCCTTACCCTCACAATCATAGCATTGTACAGCACGTGTTTTGTGTACAACTTCTGTTCCTTGTATGACTAAATTCCTAAAATATATATCATTCATGTAAGGGTCTATTGAGTTCGCCCACTCTGTCTTATCAAGAATCTTCCTGCCATAAACGACCCAAGATAATTGTTCAGGACTGTTTAGATTGATAGGAGTATCCCCCATTAAATTAGCTATATGTAATTGTAAATCTGTATTTAACTTTCTTCTCTCGTCTTCAAACTCTTTCTTAACTGCATCTAATGCTTCCATGTCTACGGAAAACCCTCGTGAATATATCCTAGCTAAACAACAAGCTACATCATTAGTAAGTAATACTGTGTTTAGTAATGATGCATCTCTAGGACTATTTAGCCTTGCATATATTTTATCAGACAATTCTTTAGTGGCATGTAAGTCAGCACTAAGATAACTACTCAACTCTTTGTGTGGTATATCTCTAGTTGTATAGCCATCACTAAAATACTTTTTAAGAGTATCTTCTTTCTGTGTATCTAACACATACTTTTCAGCACATGCTTCAAGAGATAAAGGTTTCTTTTGACCTCGTTGTAGTACATACTCTCCTAACATAGTGTCAAATACTGAACCATTATATTTAAATCCTGATTCCCACAACCAAACTAAATCGTAGGCTATGTTATGCCCTATCAATATACTAGCATCATCTAATGCTTTCTGTACAATCTCGTGACCATTTGGTGTAGCTTCTGTCTCGCTGTGGTCAAATGTAACTATAGTTTCTTCGCCACTAGCTGTTAACAAACCTACCATAACTAATGTATTGCTTTCTTCAAAAGGGTCTAAGTGTAACTTACCATCTCTTTGTATTACTGTGTTCTCTACGTCTACTACTAATCTCATAATACGTACCTCGCTGTTCTGTATTCAAGATTGCATTTTACACGACCATGCCATCCTGTCAACTTGTTTTTAACTATGTTTATGTGTCTCTCTGTATCTTCTTCTTGCCCTTCAACTGTTGTAGTAGGGTTCTTAGCTATCAAAATCATCAGGTCAGCTTCGGCTGCCTTACCTGTTCGACTGCCTTCCATCATAGATTGATTGAGTTCTATCCTACCTTCTGCATCTGCACTCAACTGTGACATGTAAAACATAGCACACTCATGTTGTTTAGCTATCTGCCTAGCATATATTGCATTTGCTTTTAAGGCTTCA